CGCAGGTTAGATGGGGGGGGTCTTGCATGTCGGGACCACCCCCAATGCCGAATGAGCGCAAGCGCAAGCTCGGAAATCCCGGCAAACGTGCACTTCCGAAGGCTGCTGACGTCGTCGCGCTGCCTGGTCTGCCGTTCGCGCCACCCTCCGACCTTGAACCCGCCGGGTTGGCCTTCCTGGCTGATGTCGTGGCCTCGACTCCATGGCTCGCCGATACCGACCGCCCAACGGTCGAGCTTGCGGCTCGATTGGTCGACGAATGCGCCGGAATGGCCGCAGAAATCGCCGAGATGGGCCGAATGTACGTCACTGACAAGGGATACCCGGTCATTAATCCTTTGGTCGGTGCGCTGGCGACCAGTCGAAAGCAACTGCATTCCGTATTGGCGTCGCTCGGCTACACGCCGGCGGACCGAACTCGAATGGGGCTCGCCGAGGTTAAGGCGCGAGACAAGTTCGAGGAAATGCTAGAAAGGCGAGCCAATCGAGAGGGGTAGCGCTTGAGTGGCCCCCTTTGGCTTACGAAGGTCGCTCCGGAGGACATCGCACGGGGTGATGGCGATCATTTCGGCGCGTTTACGGAATTCCTTCGCGTGACGAAAGACAGTGTCGGCGGTTCCGCTGGCGAGCCGATGGTTATGCGCCATTGGCAGACGGACATGATTAGTCGCCTTCTGGCTCGGCGTGCTGATGGCCGCCTGAGGCATCGACAGGCACTTATCGGCGAGCCGAGAAAGAACGGCAAGAGCGCGCTCGGGGCCGGAATCGGGCTTTATGGGCTCGCCTTCGGGCCGAAGGGTGGCGAGGTCTTCTCGTGTGCTGCCGATAAAGAGCAGGCAAGAATCGTTTTCGGCGTCGCGAAGAAGATGATCGAGCTTGAGCCGTTTTTCAACGGTCGTTTCCGACTCTACCGGGACGCAATCGAGTTCCCGGCGACCGGCTCCGTCTATCGCGTTCTGTCCGCTGAAGCCTTCACGAAGGAGGGGCTGAACCCTCACCTCGTTCTCTTCGACGAGGTGCACGCGCAGCCAACCCGCGAACTGTGGGACGTGATGGCGCTCGCTACCGGTGCGCGTGTCGAGCCGCTGATTGTCGGCATCACTACTGCTGGCGTCAAGAGCGACAGTTCCGGCGGCGACAGCCTTTGCTACGGCATGTACCAGTACGGGTGTCAGGTTGCCAGCGGTGAAGTCGACGACCCGGCGTTCTACTTCGAATGGTGGGGAGCGCCTGAGAACGCCGACCACCGGGATCGTGCCGTTTGGGCTGAGGCCAACCCCGGTTTCGGCGACATCGTCTCTGCGGACGACTTCGAGTCGGCCGTGTTGCGCACGCCGGAAGCCGAGTTTCGGACGAAGCGGCTTAACCAGTGGGTGAGCGCCGCTCAGGCGTGGTTGCCCGCCGGCACATGGGACGCGTGCGTAGATACCACGCGAGAGATTGCGGATGGTGCGGACGTTGTCCTTGGCTTTGATGGCTCATTCAATAACGACAGCACGGCGCTTGTCGTCGTCGAGTGCCCGACCGATGGACGGCTACCACATGTCGACGTCGTCGCAGCGTGGGAACGCCCTCAGAACACGGGTCAAGACTGGTCTGTGCCGATTGTGGACGTCGAAGCCGAGATTCGCGCGGCTTGTCGACGCTGGACGGTTCGGGAAGTAGTTTGCGACCCCTACCGCTGGGCTCGGACGTATCAAATCCTCGAAGACGAGGGTTTGCCGATCGTGGAGTTTCCCCAGTCTCCCGCGCGCATGATCCCAGCGACGACCAGGTTTTTTGAAGCGGTAATGAACCGCACCATCACGCATTCCGGCAACCCGCGCCTAGCGCGCCACCTTGCCAACTGTGTGATCCGCACGGATTCGCGCGGCTCTCGACTCTCGAAGGACTCGAAGGGCAGTCCTCGAAAAATCGACTTGGCCGTTTCGGCGGTCATGGCGCTTGAGCGTGCGTGCGTCGAACCCGAGCGTGACCCTGAGCCCCAATTCTGGCGCTGGGACGACCTATAGGCACCTACTAACGTTAGTAGGTGCTCCGATTGGAGCGACCACATGAACGACCGGAAGGAACACAAGCGCCGGGCGCTCTCTGATGTGGCCGACCTAGCGGGTATCGGCTGTCTGGTCGCCGCTGGCTGGTCATGGAGCGGGATTCTCGGGCTTGCGCTACTCGGCGGGGCGCTGGTGCTGATTGGTTGGGTGACCGACCATTAGTTTTACCCGTCGCGCCGCTGAGCGCAGAGCCTTTGTTCCGAGTGGGGCGGGTGACCCGTGGGCGATTCCCACGAACGGCAGCCTTGCGGCAATCACGTCCGCCGGCGTCCCGGTCACCGAAGACACGGCAATGCAACTACTCGTAGTCGCTTCCGCTGTGCGCATCCTGTCTGATGCTGTCGCCGGACTCCCTTTCGATGCGGTCCGGATGCAGGGAGAGATTCGCCGGACTCTTGAGCCCCCGCCGGGGATCATCTCCGACCCGTTCGGGGGTGCGGCTAACACGTCGCTTCCGTCGAGGCGTCTCGGGCTCTCTCAGATGATGGTCTCGCTGTTGCTGCGAGGGAACGCGTATTGCCTGGTGCTGTCTCGGGACTCCCGAGGGTATCCAAACCGGCTGATGGTGCTTCATCCCGACCGCGTGAAGTGCACGCTCGACGGGAATGGGCAACGGGTCTACGAAGTCAACCGGAAGCCGGTTGACGCTGACGACATCGTTCATATCCTGGGGCTTGCCTACCCGGAAGCCGCTACCGGTATCAGCGTCATTCGGTACGCGCGGAACGCCATCGGCTTGGGGCTCGCCGCCGAGGAATTCGGAGCCCGCTTTTTCGGCAATGGCGCTCACATGAGCGGCATTGTCGAGGTGCCCGGCGACCTCGACCGAGAGCGAGCCCGACAGCTCAAAGAGTCGTTCACGGCTTCGCATGGCGGACTCAGCCATGCCCACACGGTAGGTGTGCTTTCTGGTGGTGCATCCTGGCGACCGATATCGGTCACGCCTGAGGATGCCCAGTTTTTGGGCACGCGCGCCGCGCAGACCATCGACCTAGCGATGTTGTTCGGGATTCCGCCGCACATGCTCGGACAGACCGACAAAACTACGAGCTGGGGCACCGGCATCGAACAGCAGGGGCTCGGATTTTTGGCGTACACCTTGAATCCGTGGCTCGGGCGCTTCGAAGATGCGTGGTCATCGCTCATGCCGAAACCGCAGTGCGCGCGCTTCAATGCTGACGCACTTCTGCGCACCGATACGGCCGGCCGCTATCTCGTCTACGGCGCTGCCCGGTCCGCCGGAATCCTCACTCAGAACGAAATCCGGGCTTTGGAAAACTTCGCCCCGGTCGAGGGTGGCGACAACATCGCGGCCCCGCTGAATAGCAACGTCGCGCCCATTAAGGACACGGGGGCTTCGCCTTCGCCAATGAAGGCCGATGCAATGGGGGCTGTGCTTTAGTGACCGACCTTTCCATACGCGCCACCAATGGTGGTGCTGTTGAAACACGTAATCGTCCGTTCGATGACGCTCAGATACGTGAGCATCCGGACGGCTCAGGGGGGAATCTTCTCAGGTTCACCGGCTATGCGTCCGTGACTGAGACCCCCTACACCATGAGTGACTATCTCGGCGACTACTCCGAGGTAGTGCGCCGGGGGGCTTTCGCTAAGACCCTGGCGAACGGGGCTGACGTGCCGTTCAAGCTGAACCATGAGGGCTTGACGCTGGCCAGGACCAAAAGCGGCACTATGCGGCTCGCTGAGGATGAGCGCGGCCTTCATGTCGAAGCCGACCTGAACCCCGCTCAGTCGGCCGTGCGTGACCTTCAGATCGCCATGGATCGCGGCGACCTCGACGAAATGAGTTTTGGCTTTCGGGTCACTGGTCAGTCGTGGTCGCCTGACTGGAGTCAGCGCGACATTACCGAAGTCGACATGCACAAGGGTGACGTAAGCGCCGTGAACTACGGCGCGAACCCTCACACGGCCGGCGCTTCCCTTCGGTCTCGTGAAGCCGCTGACGCGCTCCGTGCGCTCCGCTCTGGGGTCGAGCTGACCCCGGACAAGCTAGATGCGATTTTCGCCCTTCTGGGGGCGCTCGGCGGTCTTCCCGAGCCTGCCCCGGCGATTGAGTCGCTGTCCGTTCCGGACCTGTCCCTGTATTGCGCCCGTCTTCGCGCACTGGACATCTCTCCCCGCCATTCGTAAGGAACCTTTTTGACCAAGCGTGAGCTTATTGCTGATCTCATTTCCAAGCGCGCTGCGATGCGCTCCGCTATCGACGAGGTGCTGAAGGTAGCTCAGTCGGAGTCGCGCGGCCTTACCGACGATGAGTCGAGCCGCTTCGACACTGACGAGTCCGAGATTCGCGCGCTCGACGACCGCATTTCCGAACTCGATGCTCAGCTTCGGATGGATGAGGCTTCCGAAGAGATGCGGAAGCGCTATGCGCCGTCCGTTCAGGTCACCAGTGAGCCTGAGGTGTATCGGAAGGCCAACGACGGGCGGTCGTACTTCCGAGACCTTCACCTTGCCCGAAACAAGGGTGACCGTGACGCGCTCGACCGACTGATTCGCAACGACCGCATTCGCGCGGCTCAGGACGAGAAGCGTGCGGCGCTGTCGACCGCCAATGGCGGCGGTGGCGAGTTCGTTCCGCCCCTGTGGCTCGAACAGGACTTCATCGCCTTCGCGCGCCCCGGTCGAGTCGTGGCGAACCTGTGCCCCACCATGGAGCTTCCGGCCGGAACCGACTCGATCAACATCCCGAAGATCAATACCGGTACGCAGGTTGCTCCGCAGACAGCGCAGAACGGCGGAGTCCTCGAACAGGATCTCACCACGACCAGCGTTTCTAGTCCGGTCGTGACCATCGCGGGTGGCCAGACCGTTTCGCTTCAGCTTCTCGAACAGAGTCCGCTGAACATTGACTCTGTCGTGCTCGCCGATCTCGCGGCGGCCTATGCCGTTCAGCTCGACACTCAGGTGATCCAGGGTGCCGGTACCGGTGGCACGCTGACCGGTATCACGACCCTGGCCGGTACGAACGCGCTCGCTTTCACCAGCGCTTCGCCGACGCTTGCGGCTCTGTACTCGAAGCTTGCGGGTGCCATTCAGGCGATCCACACCAGCCGATTCCTGCCCCCGGACGCAATCATCATGCACCCGCGCCGTTGGGCGTGGGCAATCGCGCAGCAGGACACGCAGGGTCGTCCGCTGGTTGTCCCTGCGGCCGGCGGTCCGATGAACGCTGTCGGCAACCTGTCGGCGAATGCGTCTCAGGGCTTTGTGGGTTCGATGCTGGGGCTTCCCGTCTATGTCGACGCGAGCCTTCCGACGAACCTCGGTACCGGCACCAATCAGGATGTTGTCCTGGTTGCTCGCATGGCTGACCTGATGCTCTGGGAGTCCGACATTCGGGCTGAGGCTTTCCAGCAGACGTACGCGCAGAACATGTCAGTTTACGTCCGGCTCTACAATTACGCCTCCTTCCAGCCCGGTCGATACCCGCAGTCCATTTCCGTGGTCAGCGGCACCGGTCTGGTTGCCCCCACCTTCTAAGGACAACGAGGGGCACCTACTAACTTTAGTAGGTGCCCCTTCGGGGGAGGGTCTGTGTCCCTAGAGCACTGGCGTCGACACGTTCGGCGCGTCCACATAAAGCATCACCGCGTACACACGCGGAAGTCGACGCGTAGTCACAAGCCCCGCAAGCCGCGCAAGCGCACGAAGGGCACGCACCACCTGCACCACTTGCGGCACATGCACCGGAAAGAACATCACCGGAAGTTCAAGCACCGCAAGCACCACAAAGACAAGCACCGGACGCACCTGCACCACAAGCGCCATGAGCGCAAGGGGCTGCACCGGAAGCGCCACCATGAGCGGCGCAAGCGCCATAAGCGCGCGCATCGCCAGTTGCACGCGCATCGGAAGCACCATGCGCGTCACAAGCGCCGAGAGCATCACAAGCACCGGCACGAACACCACAAGCACCGGCGAGAGCACATCAGGCACCGCCACCGTTGGCACTGAAGGGGGCATGTCTTGACTCAGGTTATGTACTTCGCTGGGCAAGACGTGCCCCTGTCGGCGACCGTGCTCGACGACAGCGGGAATCCGGCGACGGAATCCATGACAGTCACGGTGACCGTGACTGACCCGCTCGGGAATGCGACCACGCCGGCCACTGTGAGTGCTGGTGCTGGTGTCTATACCGCTATCGCTTCGTCGGCGACGACCCTCGGGGTATGGCTGGTCGCGTGGTCGGCTGTCGGTACTAACGTCCGCTGGACATACGCGGATCAGTTCACCGTTCGCCCGGTCGGCGTAGAACAGATCGTCGACCTAGTCAGCGTGAAAAAGCACCTGAACATCAATCTGGCCGATACCCGCTCGGACGATGAGCTACAGAACTTCATTCTCACTGCCGCCGATCAGGCGCGCGACGTGGTCGGCCCGTTGCTGCCGGAAGTGCATACCGAGTGGTTCGACGGTGGCGCTTCCTGGATTTTCCCCGATTGGGTTCCGCTGGCATCGATTCTGAGCTGTACCGAGTACTACGGGCTGTCGGCGTTCCTGCTGACGGAACAGCAACTCGGCGCGCAAATGAACGCGTTCGCCTTCACGGCCGACTACACCACGGGTCAGATCACCCGACGCACTTTCGGCGGCGAAGCCGCACTGTTCGCCGCTGGCTCGAAGAACATCAAACTCACGTACACGGCGGGGCGAGCGGGCGTGATCCCGTACACGGTTCGTCTCGGAGCGCTGGAACTGATTCGCCACCTCTGGCAGCAGACGCAGCAGAGCGGCCGACCTCGATTCGGTTCCTCAGCACAAGACGGAGACGTTGCGGGCGCACCGATGGGATTCGCCCTGCCGGACCGTGTCATTGAACTGTGGTCCCCGTTCCGTCGACCTCCCGGAATCGCCTAGTGACTCTTGTCATTCCCACGTCTTCCGCCCCTGCCGCGCGTCTCTGGCTCTTCACTCAGCTATCCGCGCAGATCACCCCCGACCCGTCCAATCCCGATGCGCGCCTGATTGTCGTCTACGACGAACCGGGGCCGGATCAGCCCGAAGACATTGTGTCGGTCGGTGCCGTTCACCGCACGGTCAAGGCAAAGCGTCTGGTTGGTGGTGGCGGTCCGGGGTGGCTAGACGAGAGCTACACCGTAGAAATCACGGTCGACGTGTACCGGGGCGGCGACGACGCGCAAGGCGTGTACACGCGCGCTCAGTCCCTTGTCGATGCGGTGGTTGCAGTCGTCCGCAGTGATCCCAGTCTCGGCGACAGCGTGACCGTTGCCGTTCCGCTGACTGATCAGACGGAAGTCACTTGGGACCCCGACCACCTAGGCCGTGTGGCCACGTCCGTAATCCAAATCCAGTGCGCTAACACCATCTAGGGACTTTCTTGAATTCCTTCCGCTTCATTGGTTCGACTGAGCTGTATTACCCCACTCTCGGCATTACCGCGCTTCCTGGCCAGTGCATCGACCTTCCCGGCGAAGCGCCGGCGGATGGGTATTGGATGCCTGTCACGCCGGGGGCGGCGACCGTGACTGTACCGGCTGTCAGTGCCCCTGTAGCGGCCCCTGTCGAGCCTGCCCCGGCTCCTGCCCCCGCTCCGGCCGTTGAGCCCGCTCCCGCGCCCGTGGAGCCCGCTCCGGTGGCTCCTGTCGCTCCGGAGGTGACCAGTGCCTAAGAGTTCCGCACTCTCATTCCTAGGCATTGCACGGGAACCGGGGTTCGCCACTGCTACGGCAGCGACGGCGTACATTCCGGTGACGTCGCTCACCCCAAAGGACAGTCTCACTCTGCTGCCTGATAAGGGTTGGCGGGGTTCGATGGTTGAGCAGTACGGGGAGGTTGCCGGACCGGTCAGCGCGACCGTTGACTTCGGCGGCGACGTCTTCCCGGACACCATTGGATGGCCACTCGCTGGCGTTCTCGGCGACGTTGTCACAACCGGGTCGAGCGTCCCCTACGCGACTGCCTTTGCTGTTCTCAATAACGGCAATGGTCAGCCCGGTAGCTTCACCTTCACTGACAACTATGTGGCAGGCGTCCGGCAGTATGCGGGCGGCAAGTTCAGTGACATGAGTTTCAAGTTCTCGCCGGACGGCATGATTACGTACACGGCGAAGGCGACCACTCTCGGGTCTGTCCCAACCACCGCACCGACACCGGCATTCTCCGCACTGAAGCCGATTGCCGCATGGAACACGACCGTTTCTCTCGGCGGCACTGCTGCGGCGGGAATCATGGACGCTGAGGTAGACATTAAGCGTCCGGTCACTCTCGTGAAGGCCGTTGACGGTACTCAGTTCCCGTATCAGATTTGGTCCGGCGTGGTCAGTGTCTCCGGCAAGTTCACCATTGTGATGGAGTCGGACACACAGCTGACCAACTATCTGACCGGTGCGTCGCAGGTTCTCGACATCTCATTCACGAACGGCACGGGTGCGGCTCTGGTCGGGCTCGATCTCCACATGTCGAATGTGACTCTGTCCGGCGCTGAGATATCGCGCGGTAAGGACTACATCGAACTGAGCTGCAACTACGCGGCCAATGCGAATACCACGGACGTTGGCGCGTCCGCCGGCTACAGCCCCATCAAAGCCACCCTTACCAACGCGATTGCGAGCGGCACCTACTAATGACGACCCGTATCAATCTTCCCTCCGGTGCCTATGCCGACCTCCGAGCCGTCGAGGATGTGACCGAGCGCCAGCGTCGGCCTATTCGGCGCATTCAGGCTCAACTCACCGGAAACGCTGGCTTTCTCGATGCAGTGAATGAGGCTGAGAAGGCGGGTGGCGCAGACATGACCCCGGATGCTCAGCGCGCCATTGCTCAGGTTATGGGTGACGCGTTCGATCCGCTGGAGACCCTTAACGATCTGCTTGTGCTCGCTGCGGTTGTGTCGTGGTCCTACCCGTTTGAGCCGTCGCTTGACTCTGTGCAAGATCTTCCGGGGCGCGACCTCGACGCGCTTCGTACGGCCGTAGCGCCTTACATTGCGGCTCTTCAGCCGAACTTTGAGCCTACCCCGGACCCGGCGTCCCCTATCGTTCCCTCTGGCGAATAAGGGCAGCGCTGGAGGGGCACGACGCTGACGACCTCGACGAAGTTTCCGCCGCTCGATTCCGGACGTGGCGACTTTGCACGCTGCTGCACTGTCGCCCGTCCGACCTCGACGACCAGTCCGCAACCGAACTCGATTGGCTATTGGCCATCGACGAAACGGTTACCAAAGTGCGCCGGGCGAAGGAGTCAGGCTAATGGGTGACGGAATGGTCGGTGCCATTGTCGAGGGCGTTGGCGACGTAGTCGAGGCTTTGGAAGGCATGCAAGCCCGCGTCGATATCGCCACGCAAGCCGCACTCAAAAAGGTGCAGGCACAGGCGAAGACGTCTATCAAATCCCGCATGCGTGGACAGGCGCGCTGGAATCATCGGGGCCAGTCCAAGCGATTCCCCGATCGTCCCGCGATCACGGTTCGGAGCAGTCCGGAACACATCAGCCGTGGTGGCGGTCCGGGCAAGATGTCCGGTGAGCTTCAGCGCTCCATCCGGTCGAGCCGGAAGAGCCGGCAGGTTGGCCGGGGGACATTCAATGCGGTCGTGATGTCCGGCGGTCTCGGCGGGTACCAGAACATTTATAAGAAGTGGGTCGAAGGCAAGTTTCCCTACTTCAAACCGGGGATTGCAGCAGCAACCCCGAAGATGCCCCGAATTTGGAATGAAGCTTGGGCAAAGGCAACTAGCACAGATTAGGCGGTAGTCGATTGGCTGGACTACCTCCGGTCTTCATTGAATTTCTTGGGAACGCGACTGGTCTTTTCGCGACCATCGACGAAGCAAAGGTTGGTCTCGCAGAACTCGACGCTGAAGGCGGCGAGAGCATGGAAGGGCTCGGCATTGTCGGTAAGGCCGCAATGCTTGGCATTGGCGCTGCGGCTCTTGGCGCTGCCTACGAGTCCATAAAGATGGCCGCCGAGTTCCAGTCGAACATGGCTCTTCTTGGCACTCAGGCAGGCGTATCGAAGCAGCAGATTGCTTACCTGAGCAATGGGGTTCTGAGCCTTGCTGGACAGGTTGGGTTCTCGCCTAACTCGCTCAGCGAAGCCCTGTTTCACGTTGAGTCGTCCTTTGCCTCGATCGGTATCAAGGGGCCTCAGGCACTCGACATTCTGAAGATTGCGGCGGAGGGTGCGGCGGTTGGTCACGCCGACCTAGTCGATGTTCAGAACGCGCTAGACGCTGCGATTGCGTCCGGAATTCCGGGCGTCCAGAACTATTCGCAAGCAATGGGCGCGTTGAACGCTATCGTCGGTTCCGGCGATATGACCATGCAGGATCTCGCCGATGCCCTCGGGTCCGGCGTTCTTGCAGTGGTCAAGGGCTACGGCCTTACCCTGAACGACGTTGGCGCGGCGCTGGCGACCTTTGGTGACAACAACATCAGAGGAAAGGTCGCAGCGACGGATTTGCGCATGGCTGTTCAGGCCATGGCGGTGCCGGCCGCAACTGCCGCAGCCGACCTGAAGCGCTTCGGAATGTCGGCAACGACTCTTTCCGAGGACATGCAGAAGGGTGGGCTCAAGCTCGCCTTGAACGACCTGGTCGGCCGCATGAAAAAGGCGGGCGTTACCGGGACAGAAACCGGACAGGTTCTTACGGACATGTTCGGCAAGAAAGCCGGTTCTGGCCTCGCCGTTCTGGTCGATCAGATCGACCGGCTGAACAGCAAATACCCCGAACTCACAAAGGGCGCGACCGGCTTCGGGGCAGCATGGGCGGCGACTCAGGCAACCTTTTCCCAACGACTCAAGCAGCTTGAGGCGGGTTTTCAGGCTCTTGCCACGCGAATAGGTCTCGTCCTACTCCCGTACGCCGAGAAGTTCCTTGGGTGGCTGTCCTCGGGAATGGCGCTGATGACGCGTCACCGGTCAGTTGCGCTGGCGCTGGCGGGTGCAATCGGTGGGATTCTGGTTGTCGGTCTCGCTGCTGCGGGCGTGGCGGCGTGGTCCTTCACTGCCGCAATCCTGGCCAACCCGATCACGTGGCTTGTGGTCGGCGTGATGGCGCTCGGCGCTGGGCTGGTAATGCTGGTCATGCACTGGAAAACAGTCGTGACGTGGGTCGAGAAGACCGCCGAATCCTCTAAGGGGTTCATGTCTCTGTGGCATGCGGCGCTTGCTTTTTTTGGCGCTGCGTGGGCAGCGACGTCTAAGGAAGTCCAGGGTTGGGCGAAGTGGCTCGACGCGAACGTGTTCAAGTGGGTCATGGCTCGCGTCGGCGACCTGACGTCCTGGTGGCGCGGACACACGACTGAACTGTCTGAATTCTGGTCGCTGTGCCTAAAGCAAATCCAGGTCGTAGCAGGAATTGCCTGGGCGTTTCTGAAGGCCGGATTCGAGATTCTGGGCGATGTGATCTCTACGGCCTGGGGGATCATCGTTGCGGTAATCAAGTTCGCGTGGACGAACATCTCAAATGTCGTCACGCTCGGAATGCACCTGGTGATGAACATCATCGGGGTTGTCCTCGACTTGATAACCGGCCACTGGGGAAAAGCCTGCTCGGATTTCCTTCACCTGATTTCTCAAGCCTTTTCCGACGTGATGCACTTTTTGGGCGGCTTCCTCTCCAGCATTGTTTCGCTGGTCTGGTCGATCGGCTCCGGCATCGTCGAAGGCATCGTTCACGGAATCGAGGACGCCGGCGGCGCGATTGCGAGCACCCTAGAAGGGCTTGCGAAGGGAGCGCTCAACGCAGCGAAGTCCTTTCTCGGGATCAACTCGCCGTCGAGGCTCTTCCGGACCGAAGTCGGTCAGTGGATGGCGAAGGGTATTGCGCAGGGCATCGACGATCACGCCGACTCTGCCGCGCTGTCCATGAAGCAACTCGCCACGGGTGCCGTGGGGAGCCTAAGAGGCGCGCTGGGTACTCCACTTGCCTTGTCTGCCTCTCTGGGCGGTACGGGGCTTCCTGGTGCCCTTCCTGGTGGCACCACGGCGGGCATGCCGGACTCGGCTACTGGCGGAACCGTGACCGTGACTAACCACGTGACGGTCACGGTTGAAGGTTCGGTCAGATCAGACCAAGAGCTACGCGACATCTTCCAAGAGGAGATGTTGAAGCTGGGTGCCAGGAACAACGGCACGTGGCGACCGTATCGACGATAGAGCGGGAAGCACCTACTAACGTTAGTAGGTGCTTCCCTTCGAGGGGGACCTGTAGGTGTCGCTGAACGTCAATGCCCCACTGTACGAAGATTCTTGGGGGTCGGCATGGAACGTCAACGGTGGCGGTCCACCCCTGAATAAGTGGGTCGACGTCACCGGGCGCACTCAGGGCAGCGTGAGCATCAAGCGGGGTCGACAGTACGAACTCGACGCCATGCAGGCGGGGGAGTACTCGACAACTCTCGACAACTCCGACGGGGCACTAGACCCGTTGAACCCGAGTGGCCCATGGTTCGGCAATGTCGAACCATTTCAGCCGTTCCGGCGTCGACTCATGTGGGGTGCGTCGCCCAACCTGCTTCCGCAGCAGATCGCTAGTTGCGGCTCGGGTTGGGCGACCGGCTACAACCCGACGAACTCTGATATCGGTGTGGTGTCCGGAACGGACTCGACCGGCGGAACCGTTCAGATGCTCGGCGCGGGGAATGTCCCCAATGGCACCACGGCGTTTCAGTTTGCCGTACCGGCCGCAACTGCCGGGAATACCAACGTAGTTACCTATGATCACCTGTCTGTCCGCGCTGGCATGCCCTACGCGTTTCAGATCTACGTCCGCAATGTGACTGCCTCGACGACTGCCAACGTAGCGGCGTGCATGGGGTTCTACACCAACGGCTCTGCAACGGTGACCAGTTGGGCGGCGGGGGACGTTGCCGCGCTGGTCGGCTCGACGTCCGCCGGATGGACTCAGATCCGCGCATGGGGGACAGCACCCGCGAACGCCACGGGCGTACTGGTCGGCCTATCGCTCACTGTGGCGGCGACGACTTCGGCGACGGAACTTCAGGTCAACTCATGGCAGTTGGAGCAGAATTCGACTTCTACGGCGTGGGTCTGGCCAGGGAACTGGTATCCGATCTTCAACGGCTACGTGGAACGCTGGCCTACCACCTGGGATTCCGGAGGCTTGCGGGGGACGGTCAAGCCCGAAGCTGTCGACGCGTTCGCGCTGCTGTCTCAGTACACTCTCGCCGACCCGCTGACCGAAGAACTGAACCTGCTCAACCCGCGCTTCGTCTACCGGCTCGACGACCCTGTCGGCGCAACGTCCGCAGCCGACAGTACTGGCAATAACCCTGCGGCCAATTTCGGCACATCGAAGGCCGGTTCAGGCGCGTACGCGTTCGGAATGAGCATTACCGCGACCAACACGGCTACCGGGGAATTCGCTGGTCCGGGCACGGTCATGACGCTGACCAATCCGTCCCCGGGGGTCAGCTGGACCACAACCCCCGTAGCAACGTCCTTTCTTTCGCTGTCCTCGGCGGGAATTACTGGACCGGCGAACCCTGCCGAGTGGACGCGCGTGATTGCGTTTCGCTGGGGCTCTGGTGCCCTCGGGTCGGGCAATCTCGCCAAACTCGCGTCCGCGTACGACCAGTACAACAATGGCTTCGCGCCATCCGGCGCGAACATTGAAGTTCAGATCGAGGACACAGGCGCATACCTGGCGATCGGGGCACAGTATGCGCCCTATCAGTTGAGTATGGCGTTTTCCGGAAGCACATCGGCCACCCCGACCGATGGCAACTGGCACCTACTCGTCTACGGGATGAGTACAACGTCCACTGAGATCATGGCATCCTTCGATGGCAAGACTGCCAGTGCCTACACGTCCTACACGTCGGGGTACATCAATTACGGTGTCCCGAACGGCATTGTCTGCGACAGTGTCGGCGCAATGGTCGTTTCGTCGCTGGGCAACATGACGGACTTTAACTACACGGGTGACATTGCATTCGTGGCGGAGATACCTACTCTGCTGACCGCAACGCAGATCACGAACCTTTACACGGCATGGCGCAACGCAGCATCGGGGGAGTCCTCCGGAGCGCGTTACGCCCGCATCCTGAGGTATGCCGGATTTACGGGACCGACATGGCTCGATGCCGGCAATACAACCAGCATGGGACCGGCTACCGACCTCAGCGGCTCAGACGCTATGAGCGCGCTAGAGGCTGTCGTCACGACCGAATCAGGGTCGCACGTAGTGCGGGGGACCGGAACGCTTCGGTTCATGAGTCGGGGGTTCAGGTACAACTCGAACGTTCCCTACTGCACCTTCGGTGACGGTCCGGGCGAGCTTCCTTACGAAGATCTGCAACTCGACTACGACACAACGCATTTGGCGAGCCAGGTTCAGGTGACGCAGAACTCTTCGAGTCAGATCTTCACTGCGAACAGTACGTCGTCGGCGACCAACTACTTTGCCCGGCTGATGCAGCGGACGATTAACACAAACTCGACGCTCGAATGCCAGGATGCGGCCAACTATCTACTGTCGAGGTATCAAAGTGCGGCGGTTCGCATTACCTCGCTGAAGTTGAATCTCGCCGGGAATCCGCTGCTGTGGGGCACGGTCGTGAACCTCGAAATCGGCACCCGAATTCGAGTGATGCGACAGCCCCCCGGCTATGCGGCACCCATGCAGCTTGACTGCTTCATTGAGTCGATGCAGTGGGATTTCTCCGACAAGGGTGCGGCAACACTCACAATGCAGTGCAGTCCGGCCGACTTGACCCCGTACGGCGTGATGACGTCGTGGCGTGCATGGCTGAAGTCGCCTGCGCTGGCCGGCGCGACATCCCTAACCATCACGCCGATAAACCCCGTGACACAAGCGGCACTTGACGTCACGAACCCTCTCGCTGCACAGGTCGGCATAGGTCAACAGCTCCTTCTCGACCACGGATTGCCGACACAAGAGACCGTGACCGTAACGGCCGTAGGGGCAACGTCCGCTAACTGGACTACCGGCACGCTGCAAGTCACCTCGACGACGCAAGCGCACGCCGTCAGTGCCGCACTGTGTGAGCCCCTTCCCTACGCGACGACGGTTACGACCTTCGACCCGAGTGCGGCCTTCAACTCTTCCGCCTTCAGCTACTAGGACCGTGATTGACGAACCTTCCCGTTCCAGTACCTTCATACGAGGTACCGGGGTCATTCATCACTGGCGCGTTGTGGAACGCGAATTCCAACGGACTGACCTTCCTTCTTACTCGACCGGCGTTCTTCGGCTATCAGTCGACGGTGCAGAGCATCGCGTCGAACGCCAGTGTCGCAATCAATCTCGACACTGAGTCGATAGATTCCTACGGGGGTCATTCGACCAGTTCGAGCAACAGCCGCTATGTGGCTCAGCTTCCCGGCTGGTACTGGGTCCAAGGGACCGTGAACTTCAATGCCAACACGACTGCCGGGCGCTGTGCCTTCATCATGAAGAACGGTTCGACGGTTCCCGGCGCGTTTGGCGCTGCTGCCGGAGCGACCCCCTATACGGCCGTGTCGGCTTCGTGCTTCGTGTATCTCAACGGTCTCGGCGATTATGTCGAATTGTGGGGGTACCAAAATTGCGGGTCCGCGCTCTCTACCTCCTCCGTCAACGGGCAGACATCCTCGCTGTCCGCTCTCTGGATCTACAACTAAGGAACTCACTTGACCGTTAACGGCGTTGACGTCTCTTCCTATCAGGCTGTCGACTTCCCGACTGTCGGCGAGTCCTTCGTATTCGCGAAGGCAACCGAGGGAACCGGCTACGTGAACCCGAACTACTCGGGACAGGTTGCACACGCGCGCGCTGGTGGTCTGATCGTCGGTCACTACCACTTCGGCCGAAGCGGCAACGGTTCCACTCAGGCTGACTACTTCCTTTCCCACATCGAACTGAAGCCGGGTGACATCCTCGCTCTCGACTGGGAAGACGCCACCATGACCCAGGCAGAGCGTGACGCATTCATGGCCCGGCTCAAGGTCCGGGCACCGGGTCATAAGGTCGTGCTCTACTGCAACGTCGATTTCTGGAAGTACATCGACACCAACAACGGTGGCTCGATGGACGGCCTTTGGATCGCCGACCCGAACAACCCCGCCGGACATCCGGGAATTCTGCACCCCTGGACTTTCCAGCAGTACTCATGGGCCGGCGGCATTGACCGGAACGTAGCGAACTTCGCGAGTGCTGCGGCGCTGCGAGCGTGGGCCGACCCGCAGGCACCCGTAACTCACCCTCCGGTTCCGACTCCCGTGAAGCCTGCACCCGCTCCGACTGCCGCTCAGCTCATGGCCGAGGTCGAGACCGCCGAGAAGGCGCTGAACGCTGCCGTCGCCGCGCTTGCGGTGAAGGTGGGCTAATGGCAGTTGGTACGTGGTTCGGCAGCGTCGTTGCTGCCACCATTAGCGCCGGACCGGCGTACTACGCGCTGAGTCGAGGGCGAGGCACGACGCAGCAGGAAGGCGAAGCAACCCGCGCCGTAATCGCGTCTGTGCGTGATGAGTTGCGCAGCGACATTCGCGAAGTTCGGGATTGGCAAGCGGCACACACGGCGGAGCATGCGGTATACGACGCTCGCCGCAGCCCTCGACTAGAACTAAGGAAGAATGACGCACCCTGAAGTGACCCATCCGCTGAGCGGCTTCAACGACCGAATCGGCGACCGAGTAACCAGCGTCTTTGGCTCCATGGGAACCTTCTGGGTTCTAGTGGCATGGCAGGTTGGATGGATGGCACTCGCCACATTCAACGTGTGGCCATTCAGCGGCGACCGGTACCCGTTCGCGTTCTGTCTGTTCCTGTCGAACCTCATTCAGCTCTGGGCGCTGCCCATTCTCGGCAATACCAGCAACAGGGCCGACGCTAAGCGAACCGCTAAGGCGGACGCTGATCACGCGGCACTTACATACATAGCGACTCGGCTCGACGCTGTAGCCGCACACATAGGAATCGAGGACTGACCCATGGCCATTTCCGGCAAGGTAACTTCCGCCACCGTCGCCGCATCCATCACCACCATTGTTACCGGCATTCTCGCCCCGCACATTGCGCCGCACGGAACCCCGTCCGACGTCGCCGGACTGGTTGAGGCAGTCATTACCGCTGGCATCACTTTCGCTGCTGGCTACCTCGCTCGACACGGGGTCGAGGTCGCCGCACTCGCCAAGGATGGCGTAGCGGTCGCCAAGGATCTCGGAGCGCCGTACAGCGCCATTGCTGAGGCTGACACCATCCTCGGTATCCCCGCGCCGGTTGCCCCCGTTGCGCCCGTCCCTGCCCCCGCTCCGGCCGCTGTAGCCGTTGCTCCGGTTGCGGTTGCTCCCGCTCCGACCGCGTAAGAGAACCCTCGCGTTCTCCTCAGTCACGACAACCCGACTGAGGAGACACGCATGGGGCTTCACCACATTGCATTGATGGGTAAGGCGCGTAGCGGTAAGGACACCATCGCCGGCCGACTGGTCGCCCAACACGCCTACACGCGCCTAGCGTTCGCCGATCACCTGAAGGTCACAGCGCTTCAGGTCGACCCGATCGTGAGCTACGAACTCGCCGGAACGGCATACCTCCCTACCCGGCTGTCGAGCGTGGTCCATCGAATGGGGTGGGACGTCGCCAAGGAACGCATCCCCGAAGTTCGCCGAGTGCTTCAGCGCATGGGGCAGGGAGTGCGAGACCTCGACCCTGAGTTCTGGCTTCGGCCTGTACTTGAGCTGGTCAAGGTTGCCGACCAATGGAACATGCCCATCGTCGTGACTGACGTCCGCTACCCCAATGAGGTCGAGCGGCTGAGTGCCGCTGGCTTCACGCTCGTTCGGGTGACCCGCTCCGGTCGACCTGACAGCGCCAGTGGGGAAGAGGTGCGGACTCGCCAGCACGCCAGCGAGACCGCGCTAGACGGCTACCCGTCCGATATCACCATAGCCAACGAAGGATCAATGTCCGCGCTGCACAAGGCAGTTGACCGACTCGTTCCATGACCTGAGCCCCCGCTTCGGCGGGGGCTTTTGTCGTTGGGCACCTACTAACGTTAGTAGGTGGGTCCCAAGATTTTTCGCGGAACGTACGCGCGCGCACCCGTGGGGCTGCTAGAGTCCTGCCTGTTGGACACGACGGGCCGACCGGCCCCCACGAAGGAGCAAGCGACATGGCAGCTACCGCCGCTAGCAAGTCCGAGACCGCCGCGAAGTACGAGCGTCTGCGTGAAGAGGTCGCCGCCATCATCGAGCGCATCCCGTCGGTGGTCGAAGCCGAGAATGCCGAGGGTGTGCAGACGCTCGCCGAAGAGGCGGACGTGTTGATCGCTCAGCTTCCGGCGAAGGAGCGGACGGCCCTTCGTAAGCTGGTCAAGGATGCGAGCACCGCTCAGGAGAAGCCCGCAGAGAAGCCGTCGGCCGACGTCGTCAAGAAGGACAAGGAAGCTGGGGCAGTAGTCGGCACCAGCGTTGACGCCACGGTCAAGGCCGGTTCTGCGCGCGTCTTCGAGATTGCAAAGGCGAAGTTCAAGGGCGGCAAGGAGATCTCGCAAATCATCCTGGTTGGCATTCGCTCCAACATCATCAAGCCCGATGGTCTCCCGGACCTGAAGGGGGACCTCGACATCAGTAAGAAGAAGGCTGGTGAGGTTTACAGCACCATCACGGACGCGCTCCCCGAAGAAGGTGTTGATGAGGATGCGGACGGCGTGCGCGCTGAGCTGAACTCGATTCAGCGCAGCTCTCAGAACTACATGGGTGACACGCTGGTCGAGTACATTCGCGCTCTGGACAACTCGCCCGAAGAGGCTGCGAAGTACGCGAAGCTGACCGAGGGCAAGCCCGATGTGAAGCTGATCGACGCTGTCGCCGCTCACTACGATGTCAAGCTCATCACGCGCTCTGAGATCGCGAAGGCGAAGACGGCGCGGAAGAACGAACTTGCTGCCAAGGTTGCGGCCGGCGAGATGAGCCAGGAAGAGGCCGACGAAGCACTCAGCGACGACAAGCCCGCCAAGACCCCCGACGCCGAGCTGTTCGACTCTGTGTCGAAGATGGCGAAGCTTGCGAAGCTTGCCAAGACGGAGGGGATTGCCGATCTCGACGCGAAGGCCAGGACGGCGACGCGCAAGAAGCTCGAAGCGATCCGGGATGCCGTGAAGGAACTTCTCGGCGAGATCTGACCGACCAGCATCCGGGGGCACCTACTAACCTTAGTAGGTGCCCCCGCTCCATAGGGGAGGGTGAGGCATGACTGTTGAGCGCTATACGATCGAGCTCGACGAAGAGGACATGGGCGCGCTGCTGCTGATGGTTCAGTTTCGGCGTTCTCAGAACGGTGCCGCTGAGCGTCAGCTTTGGCAGCGCTGCGAGGATGCATTGGTTACGGCGATTTCCGAAATGGAGATTGAGCGATGAGCAACGATGATGTGCCAGCATGGGAAGACATTGCGGGCGTGTGGGGTGACATCTACAAGGCCGCGCGCAGTGCCGAGAATTTCGACGCGTTCCTGAAGTGGGGCGCGGGTAGGAAGCTGAAGCTCGCCACTGACCCTGAGTCTCTGGCTGATCGGCTATTCGGCGACGAAATGCGCAGGAAGACGGGTCTGTCGGACTTGCCGAAGGGTGACGAAGAGTACTGATGTTCCCGGAAGACCGCCGCAAGACCCCCTAGGTGCTCGCCTAAGCGCCTCTCGGCCCCGATTGACCCCCAGTGGTCGACCGGGGCTCTTTCATGCCCGCAGACGGGCGCACAGAGCCACGTGGAACCCTCCCGTTCTCCAGTTGCCGTAAGCAGTAGGCAACCCGAAGGGGAACCATGGGCAAGGTACGCACAATCAAGCGGAGTGGTAGCCGGTTCTACGTCCACCCGGACAGGGCCGATGTAACCGTTCCGGGCGTGACCAGCATTATTGACATGCTTCCGAAGCCGTTCCTGCCGTTCTGGTCGGCGAAGATGAGCGCTGAACTCGCCGTCGACAGCTTCGACTTCGTGTCTCGCATGGCCGAGCGGGACCGACAGGGAGCAATCGACTACCTGAAGGGGGCGAGTCGCCGCTACACGGCCATTCGTGCGGCCATTGGCAGCGACGCACACGACCTCTTCGAGCGCATGGCACGTGGCGAACAGGTCGGCAGCGTTCACCCCGACATGGAGCCGTACCGGCGCGGCTTCGCCGAGTTTCTGAAGGTCGTCAACCCGGAACTGATCCGCGCTGAAGACGTCGCGTGGAGCGACCGTTACGACTACGCCGGAAGCTTCGACGCATGGCTTCGCGTGTGGGTCGACGCTGACGGAAAGGTGACTCCAGACCGCTCCGGCGAGCCGCTGCTACTCGTCACGGATTGGAAGACCTCGAAGGACGTTCACGCCGAGGTCGCCCTTCAGCTCTCTGCCTACGCGCACGCTGACCGTGTGGTGTCTGCGGCCGGCGAGAGCATCCCCATGCCCGAGTTTGATGGCGGCGCGGTTCTGCACATCACGCCGGACGGTTGGACGTTCCGGCCTGTGCGCATCGACGGTGAAGTCTTCGACATGTTCCTGAACCTCCGGAAGGTCTTCATGTGGGACCGGGAACTGTCGAAGACGGTCCTCGGGCGGGCGTTGGCGAAGAGCGTCGGACGGCTGGTTACGGGCACTCAGCGCCGTGCCAAGTAGCGGGAGAACCATTGCGTTCTAGCGCCTAGTACAGAGGGCACTACGCCCCACACGGACGCTCAACTAGGGGAACCTGTATGGCACTTCGCATCTTCGAGACCGACCCCGACGCAGCCCCGAAGGAGCGGACCTCCTTCGCTGACGACACGGTCGGCCGGTTCCACTCCGGCACCACGGCACAGGATGCACGAGGCAACACCATTCCCGTTTCGCTCGCCGAGTGGCGCATCACGACCGGTGAACGAAGCGTTGCCGACGCCGTTGCTCAGCTCTTCGGCGGACAGCCTGTCGAGACCGACAGCGAGAGTGAGAACTTCATAGAGGTTCTGTCGACGGTTGAGACCGTTTCTGTGATCCTCGACGGACCCGGCGCGATCTACTCCGATCTGAAGCTGTGGAACCGGAACAAGTTGGTTCACCACTGTGATGGTGTGGAGTTCCTGAGCCCGGACGAGAAGGCTGGCCAGCCTTGCGGATGCCCTCGCCTCTTCGCCGAGCGGAAGCAAGCGGCGAAGGACTTCGTAGGCCCGTCGCCCTCGATCGCTGTCACGTTCCGGCTCGCCGATGATCCGGAACTCGGCGAGTTCAAGTTTCAGACCGGTTCGTGGACCATGGCCGAAGTACTGCACATCTATGACAACGCGCTGACGAAGGTTGGCGGCGAAGCGGTCGCGAACCTCACGCTCGAACTGGTCGAGTACACCACGAAGGCCGGCCGGAACGTGTCTTACCGCAAGCCGGTACTAACCGGCATCCGTTCCTACAACTCCGCTGTAGCTGAAGAGCGTTGAGAGTGCAGACGCTCAAGTCGGCTGACGAGTGGTCGAGCTACTTCGCCACCGCCAGCGACGACACGGTTCGGTGCCCCATGTGGCACTACCCGCCCGTAGCACGCGCGGCACTCATTCACGAACGGCGTAGGCGCTTCGGCGTCGTCGACGACACGGAGTAGGAGAGGCACCATGGCTGAGGCAAAGAGGGAATCCCGCACGGTCGTCGAGAGGATCGTCACGCTTACGCTGACCCTCGACGAAGCGGAGTCGCTGAAGGCTGTCACGCGCAACGTGGCCGGCGACACGAAGCACAGTCGCCGGAAGGACATCGACGCTATCGGCATGGCACTGAGCAACGCCGGAGTGTACGGGGAAGAGGCTGTTCGGTCGATCGACCGCAAGTCGGCTGGGGTGCTGTTCAAGCCCACCCCGACCGAAGTCACGTGGTCGCCCGGCGTCAGCACAACTAGCAAGCATTGGGGATCACTTGGGTAGGCGTGGGGTCGTTACCGACTATGCGGGGGAAGAGCTTTACCCCGGCGATCTGATCAACTACAGCGCACGGCAGGGGAATCGCGTCCGGTCGACGGATGCGATTGTGATCAAGGCAACCACGGTCATGCTCGGGGGTCGACTTCAGCCCATGCTGAAGGTTCGTCCCACTGGCGTCGAGAGCGGGTTTACGTCCCGCAAGACCCTTCGCGCTGAGTGGATCAGCACAGAACACGCCCGACTGATCCTGCCGGGTGTACGCAACGACTAGCAGCACCTACGGCCGGACAGTTCCCCAGTGGCACTGTCCGGCCGTTCGTCGTTTCGCCAACAACCCACCTACTAACGTTAGTAGGTGGTCGAGAGGACCCATGCAGAAGGCCATAAGCAAAGCGTCCGCCCCGCCGATCGGAACCGTTCGAGGCATGCAGACCGGTGACGTGATTTGGGTCCATGCGAACGCGCGCCAGCGTCATGACTGGGCGCGCTATTCCGTTGCCATTGGCGCTGCTGTCGGTCGAGGCGCTGAGGTTCGGAGGTTCGCGTAATGCACTCGTTCATTGTCGGCATGGTCATAGGACAGGTCTACAACATCGTTTCCGCTGTCGTGCGGGAAGCGTGGGCGGGAGTGAAGGGTCGCAACCGTGACCGAGTCTGATCAGTGCCTACTCATGGTGGTGCTGGCAATCCTGATCATCATCACGAGCGGAGGGCGAACGCCACGTGTCTAACCCCAACAAAGAGCGCGGAACTAACTGGGAGTCAGCCGTACGCGACTACCTGAACAACGCTCTCGGGCTGTATGTCGAGGGGTGGCGCGACCTGTCGGCTGGACTGACGAAGTTCCGCAATCCGGCCGACCCGCTCAACGTCAAGAGGCAGGCGCAGGAAGGGACTTACGACGTCGGCGACTTGCACGCGTGGCCAATCGTGGTCGAGTGCAAGGATGTTGCGAGTTCGGCCGTGCCAACCTGGCTGAGGCAAGCGCGAGTTGAAGCGAAGAATGCCGGATTCGCCTTCGGGGTGGTGGTCCACAAGCAACGGCGTTCCGGGGTCAAGGCCGGGCGGGTTCATGTCGACGTCCGCACCTTCACGCGGCTACGTCTGGTCATGGGCCTGAGTGCTCGACAGATGGTCAGTAGCTACGGCTTCCGCTGGTCGTTTCGCGGGCTCGACTCTTCCCGCTGGTACCTGACGACCGACGTGCACGCCTTCTCGTCCATCCTCGCTGCCGTTCGAGCTGTGGAATACGCAGAGTGATCAAAGCGCCGGTGGCGCCCCTTTGAAAATGCGGACGGAAACGGACATAGGTGTTTCCATGGAGCTAACGCAGAGTAACGGAGAACCGTCCCGTTCTAAGGCTTCCAACGAAAGGGAAGCCCCATGAACTTTGCTGATGTGCTCGCACGATTCCGCAACGTGAGCCAGGAACCCGACAGCGGATACTCGGCACTGTGCCCCGCACACACCGACAGTCGCCCGTCCCTGCGGATATGGCGCGGAGACGATTTGAAGGTGCGGCTCACATGCCGTGCGGGTTGCAAGACCGAGGACGTGATCACGGCTGTCGGACTTGTGTGGGCCGACCTCTTCAACGTTGCGGGGGAGGGGCTGACCGTCCCGAAGGAACGGCCTTCACTGGTAGGCCCGTTCGCCGTTGCGTCCCTTCGCCGGTACCTCGACGACACGGTGACCATCCTCCGGAAGCTGGATGACGAGTGGGCGATACGCGCGGCGACCTACGCCGAGTTGCGGTTTGGCCTCGATCCTGAAGCAGCCTTTGAGTTGAACCTAGGCGTAGACGACGGGCGCATGATCGACGGCTTCGCGTTTCGGTCACGCGCGTTCCTTGGCTTCCCGCGCCTCACGGTGCCGCTGGTCGGCTTCGACGGGGTCGCACGTGGCCTACAGGGGCGCGACATCAGCGGAGAGTGCCCCGCACGGTGGGTCTCCCTGGCCAACCCTCAGGGAGCCCGCTGGAGCCCCTACGGCGTGTTTCGCGGACAGGGTGGGTACTCGGTAACCATCGTCACTGAAGGCCCCGGAGACGCGCTCACAGCGGTTGCCGTCGGCTATGACGCTGTAGCCGTGCGCGGTGCCTCGCTGGCCGGCTCGCCGGAACTCGCCGCCGAACTCGCCGAGGGACTTCGCGGCACTCAGGTGATCGTGTGTGGCGACAACGACGCTGCCGGACAGGGCTTCAGTCGACGGCTTGCTGACGGACTCGCCGGACACGGCATCGAGGTCTACACGCTGCAAGTGCCGCGCGTCGGCGACGACTTGACCGACTGGCGTGCACGTGACCCGGATGGCTTCCCTGACGCACTGCACCGCGCGGTGAAGGCCGCTCGACCGTCGCGTGACGCTGTCGAGGTCGAGGCAGCGAACGTGTCGGCCGAACTGACGGAGCGCACCGGTTCCGACACCGTGTCGAAGGCGCAGGGAACCGAAGCCGCTCGCATTCTCGCTGGGCTCATCACGCGCTACGGCGAGTCCGATGCGATGAACGCTCACGCGCTGGTGTCGTGGTGCGGGAACCGGATCAAATTCGCGCCGGGTCTCGGGTTCTTCGTGTGGAGCGGGAACGTGTGGCAGCGCTCAACTGTCATGGTCCGACAGGAGATTCACCGGATGGGCGCGGCCCTGGTGCTTACCGGAGAGACGCAGAAGGCGCGTGCGTTCACGATGACTTCGCGTATCGACGCGCTGCTGACTGAGCTTCGCAGCGTTCCCAGTGTCCACGTGGACGCCAGCGAGTTCGACGCACGTCCGCACCTGCTGAGCTTCCGAAACGGCACGGTCGACCTGCGGACAGGCGAGATGCACCCGCACACCCAACACGACATGTTGACCTACTGCCTTGACCTCGACTACAACCCGCAGGCCACGTGCCCCCGTTGGGACAATTTCCTGACTGAGATCTTCCCGGACAATCCCCAACTGCCGGACTACATACGCCGGTTGATCGGCTACGGCATCACGGGCGAGACTAGCGAACAGTGTTTTGCCGTGCTGTGGGGCAAAGGCGCGAATGGGAAGAGCGTGATGACGGACACGCTTACCGCCGTTTTCCGGGAAATCTCGAAGACGACACCCTTCGCGACGTTCGAGGAAAAGCCGTCCGGCGGCATCCCCAACGACATTGCGGCGCTTCGCGGATGCCGGCTTGCAATGGCTTCCGAGGGCGAGTCAGGTAAGCCGATGAGCGAAGCCGTCCTAAAGCGTGTCACCGGGAAGGACGTGATCAGCGCACGGTTCCTGAGGCAAGAATTCTTCGAGTTCAAGCCGAGCTTTTTGCTCATGTTGGCCACGAATCACAAGCCGAAGTTTCGCGGGCAGGATGAGGGATTGTGGCGAAGGGTGAAGATGGTTCCCTTCAAAAGGTGGTTCTCGCCGGAAGAGCGTGACTACGACCTCGACTCGAAGCTACTCGCCGAAGCGGCCGGTATCGCGGCTTGGGCGGTCCGTGGAGCCGTCGAATGGTACGCCGGGGGACTCGACGACCCGTCCGTGATTTCCCGCGCCGTAAAGGCGTACAGGGAGACGTCTGACGCGCTCGCCGGCTTCTATCCCGGCGTCCTAGAGCCCGCTGGCGACGATGCCGTGATGCTCGGTACAGACGCATTCAATGCGTATCTCGACTGGTGCGAAGCCGAGAACCTTCCGCAGCGTGAACGATGGACCCGCCGAACCTTCTATGACGCCATGGAAGAGCGGGGAATCGGTCGCACTAAGCGGCGAACCGGCATCGTGCTGATCGGCGTAAAGGACGCTTCGCCATTCGCTGAGAACGGTCCGGGAATCTTCGCCGGTTAAGGGGGGACAGTCATGCAGACCTACCGGCACACCATCGCTGGCGACGTAATCACAGTCAATGTCCCCGAAGACCTCGACGACCTTATGCAGTTCGAAGACTGGGCGGCGGAAGCATCTCGCCGAGGACCGATAGCGCTCGATACGGAGACGACCGGGCTCAGTATCTTCTCACCCGGCTACAGGTTGCGGACCGTGCAATTCGGCGACGCTCATACGGCATGGGTCATCCACTATGAGCGCGGCGGATACTTCCGCACGCTGGTGCAGAACCTTTTGAGCGTCCCCGGAACGCGATTCGTCATTCACAATGCTGCCTTTGATTGGCTGGTGCTCGACAAGCACGCCGGGATCACACTGGAATCGCTCGCACCGAAGACGACAGATACAAAGATCCTCGCTGCACTGTGCGACCCGAGACAGGCCAAGGAAGGGGGCACAGGGACGGGCCTGAAGCCGCTTAGCGCCCGCTTCGTTGACCCGTCGGCACCGGACACTCAGGGCGACCTTACGTCGGTCTTCAACAGCCTAGGGCTGACCAAAGAGACCGGATGGGCAGGCATCCGGCTGGACCACCCCACCTACAATCTGTACGCCGGACTCGACGTCATCCTGACGGCGCGTCTACTGCCCTGCCTGATAGCCGAATTGGAATCACTCGGCGTTCGCAACGTGCTCTCTCAGTACGAACATGAAATCGCGCGAATCTGTGCCGTGATGCAACGGCGCGGGATGGTCCTCGACGAGGAGTACACCCGCGAACTCGACGCGACCCTAGCGGCCGAAGCGTACGAATACACAGAGAAGGCAGCGCGCTACGGCGTCGAGAACGTCAACAGTACCGCGCAGATAGCCGAAGCCCTCGAAGGTATGGGGGAGGTACTGAGAGAGCGGACGGCATCCGGTGCTGTCAAGGTTGACAAAGCCGTGTTGTGCGCACTCGCTGACGTCGATCTTCAGTGGAACCGGCTCGACGTCCGCAAGCCAAATCCCTTGGCGGTAGCGGTACTTCGAAGCAAGCGCGCCGGCAAGTGGCGCACCACGTACGCGCAACGCTTCCTATCCATGATGGACGCCGGGGGAAGGATTCACCCCGGAATCAACACGCTTGCCGCCCGGACAGGTCGCATGTCGGCCGACCTAGTTCAAACCCTTCCCTCAGGGGATGCGATGATTCGCCGCGCCATTCTCGCTGAAGAGGGCGAAGTGTTCGTGTCGACCGACTTCAAGGCTGTTGAGTTGCGGGTACTCGCGGCGCTCGCCGACGTGAAGAGGATGAAAGAGGCGATTACGGCAGGGGAGGACCTTCACGACTACACGGCAAGTCTGATCTACGGTCCCCAATTCACCCCGAAGCACAGGAAGTTGTCGAAGGGGGTTGGACTCGGGAAGGTCTACGGGGGCGGACCCGACACGCTGTCGAGGCAGACCGGTGCCCCCATCGAAGACGTCCGACGAGCCATTGCGGCGTATGACCGCGTATACCCCGAAGTGAAACGAGCTTCGGGCCGATGGCAGCGCGAAGCGCGCGGTTCGGGAATGGTCTATATCTCGGCAATCGGTCGTCGACTTCCCCTCGACCGAGACCGCGCCTATGCAGTCGTGAATTATGCATGTCAGAGCACGGCAAGGGATGTCCTCGGGCAATCCATGCTGAACATGGAAGAGGCCGGATTGCTCGACAACTGCCGCTTGCCCATTCATGACGAAATGCTCGCGTCCGTACCCGTCGGCGAAGCAAAGGAGTACGCGCGCGAGTTCGAGAAGTGCATGACCTTTGCCCTTCGCGGCGTGCCCATCGAAGCCGAAGCCGAGATTGGTGGAAGGTCGTGGGGCTCGCTGTACGGGGCCGACTTCTGACCACCTACTAACGTTAGTAGGTGATCCGTGACCCTTCTGTGATGCGTCTCATCCTTAAGGATGGCTTGCCAATTCCCCTAGTCCCCGAGGTCGACTTAAGGTCTCGCTTCCCTTTCAAAGGTAGACCCCCAAAAGACAAGCTGCCAAGGTAGCTCATAAGCCCGTTGAGCTGCGGTTTTGCCGTCCGTAGGTTCTCGTTTCGCAACGACGAACGGCCCGCGCAAGCCCCGTCCACGCAACTTCCGGACGGGGCTTTGCCATGCCCAGAAATGCCCCCCGTTCGGGAGAACCCTTGCGTTCCCCACTGAGCGCAAGAGCACTCAAACGAACGGGACGCACACGTGATCGACCTTACCGAGCAGCAGATAGCCGACGCCAAGGCAAACGACCTCGAAGCCGTTACGGCGGTCGTCAAGGCTACTGAAGCCCGTGTTCAGCAACTCGCATGGCGCTACGCATCGAACAACGGCCGGACCGATCTCGATCTGCTCGACGACCTAGCGCAGATCGGACGGATAGCCGTGTGGGAGGGAATCGCGCGGTTCGCCGGCCGGACCGTCGCCGAGTTCTTCAGCTTCATCGACGGCACCATTCAAGGCGTCATGACGAACGCCAGGAAGACCGAGACCCGGCCCGGCGTCAGTCGCGCGGTCGCCGCCGAGTTCGAGCGGGCTTTGAGCGTCGCCGGGGGAGACGTCTACGAAGCCGAACGAATGGTTACGCAGACCGAAGTCATGGGAGCGCGGCGACTGTCGCCGGAAATGGCGCATGCGGCGCGACTGAGCTATCAGGGGGTCGAATACCTCGACGCTCCCGTGAAGACCGGAGACCACGGGCTAACGCTCGCCGATTGGTTGGCGGCATCACTGGAAATGCCGACCGAACTACTTGAGTCATCCGACTTCGAGCGGGCTCGCCGGAACGCCACTCGCGACAAGGTTCACGGCGTACTCAACATGATGGGCAAGCAACAGCGAACCGTACTCAAGGCACTGACCGGAATTGAACCGGTTGGCTACTACGGAACCGAGAATGACGAAGAACTCGCCTCTGACTACGGGTACCCGCCGAAGCGAATCAAGATCGCACGAAGCGAAGGAAAAAAGCAGTTCGCCGCACTCTGGGAGGTAGTAGGCGCGTGATTCTCAAACTGGAGAACGGCAGCACTGTCGAGGTGGCCGAAGTAGCCGGCGGCTTCGACCTTCACCTTCGAAATGCCGAGGGTGAATCCATCGCCACAGTGGTTGCGCTGGACCCGCCGGCGCTGGTCGCCATGATCGCCCCACCTACTAACTTTAGTAGGTGATCCGGTTGACCGGCGCTCGACCGTGCCCTAGTTTGAGCGTCGGCAAGCACCGCAACGGGAGGGTAGGAGCATGGCCGCACGGCTGATGGTCACAGACATTCAGGCACTCGGGAACCGGGGCAGCGCTCGACAGTCGAAGATCTTGGCAACCGACGAACTTCGAGGGCCGGTGGAGGTCTACATGGCCGAAGCGGACGCTCGCACGCTGAGCGCTCAACTCGCCTACATCATCGGACAATGGGACCTCGACGACGCCAGCGAGTGACTGACGACACGGCCCCCGCTTCGGCGGGGGCTTCGTCGTTTCTGCTGCGAAGCCGCATCCGCACATGGTACGTTCCTGCCGTACGAAACCAACGACGAGGGGTAAGGCAGTGCCGACCTACACCGTTCGCTACACCCGCACTTCGAACCACATCGACGGCGTGAACATCCGTACCACGGGCGGCGGCAGCGACGTAGGCGGACACATCAGCTACTACGCGCAGAGCGCCTGCCCGTCGCTCACCCGCATGGGCACCCGAATGGGCGTAGGGAAGTCATTCGAAGACCCGAAGGAAGCCCTCGACAGCGCCCGCACGGCCTACAACAACAAGCTGTGCGCTGCGTGCGAGAAAGCCGCACTCGCTGAGCTTGCCGCGCTTGCTGAGGTCGAGCCGAAGCCGGTTGCACCGAGTGCGCCTCAGAACCTCCAGACGCACACGGGGATGGTTCACGCAAAGGGTCGTTACTCAAACAGTCTTCGCGGCCCTATGCCTGCCTGCTGCACCAGTGAATCCGCTGTTTCCCGATACCACTATGTAATCCCAACCAGTGAGCCCGTCGCCTGCAAGCGCTGCCTTGCGGGCATGGCAAAGGAGATTGAGACCGTGTCTGACGACATCAAGCGCGCGAAGCTGAAGGTATCAGGGGTCGTGCATGTTGGGGTGACTCCAGAGAAGGGGGTGTTCATCCTGGGGACCGACGAACTTCGCGGACCCGTTCAGATTGATCTCGCGAACTTCGACGCCCGATGGCTGTGGGCGAATCTCAACGACTTGAAGAATGGCGGCTTCCTCGACGTCGCCGAAGAGTGAGCGCCGCAAACCATCTGACTGCCCCCGCTCCGGCGGGGGCTTTGTCATTTTGGACCACCTACTAACTTTAGTAGGTGGTCTATTTGGTTGCGCCAACCAACTAATGTGGCATGCACATGTGATCTTCACGGGTTCGTTATCGCTTCGAAATAACCCCTACCGGAACCCGCTGGCCAGTTCTAGTGTGTTCCCTGGTCAGGGCGCTGGGGGTGGCTGAAAGTCCGCTGTCAGTGGCGCTCTGTATCGTGCAGTTCGAACGGATGTGCGAGACCGGGGGAAGTGACGTGCAGCAATCAGACGACCACGAGGAGAAACCAACCGTCGAACTCAGGGTAGAAGTGGCTGGGCGAAGCCGCTTCGATCGGGGTAGGTGGGAACTGGCTGGGCCACAGTTCCCGTCTGCCCTGGACTACCTCTATAACGGCGTAGAGCTGGCCCGTGCACTGCGGGTGTACGGGGCGGTGGTCGCGCGACTGCTGGACCGGGACGAAGCCAACTCCTTTCGGGTGCTGGCAACCAGCACGCTGACCGGCGAGCCGGTAGGCGTGTGCGAATGGCAAGTGAGCCGCGAGACAGGGCAATGGTGGGCCGCTGAGGCACCCATGGTGCTGTGGGGGCCACGGGACATGTGTACGGCCGCCTAAGGGCAGCAAAGAGCCCCCTAGGGCCGATGGTGGGCCGTAGGGGGCTCAGGGGGCGCGCTGTTCGCTCAGACGGTAGGGAACTCGCCGGCCTTGATGGCGTCGACGAAGGCCGCGAACGCGTCCACGCCGAAGACCAGCGCGGGGCCGCTCGGGTCCTTCGAGTCACGGACGGGAGCCACGCCGGGGATTCCTTCCCCCAGCTCGACACAGTTGCCGCCGTTGTCGCTGAAGCTGCTCTTGCGCCACTGAACACTCAAGTCGCTTGCATGGATCATGACTTGCCACCTTTGAGGTAGTCGCTGATTAGCTGGGCCGTGTCGTCATGGGACAACGCCACTGACACCAACAGATCATAGGCGCGGCGACCTGCGGCCACATCCTCCGGATCGGGGGACGTCCGTCCCTGCAAGAATCCGTCCGAGTAGAGCGCACCGTCTTTCTTCGGAAGAGAGAGCACGGTGAACGCGCCGGACAACCCCGGACGGTTGTGGACTCGGCTCGGTACGGCTTGGATCACCGTGCGGGGATGGCGACCTTCCGAGAGCAGTCGTTCGAGTTGAACTCGCATGACTTCACGCCCGCCTAGGTCGCGCCGTAGAACGGACTCGTCCATGACCACCCATGCGTGTAGCCGGTCGTCCCGCTCAAGGATCTCTTGCCGGGACATGCGCGCGGTGAGTAAGTCCTCTAGCCGGTCCTGGTCCGGCCGAAGCTGAGCCAGCGTCGCGCGGGCGTAGTCCTCCGTCTGGAACAGCGCCGGAACAATCTGCGGCTCGAAGATCCTTGCTTCTGTCGCCTGCCGCTCAAGGTCGACGTACGCGCCGAACCAGGACGGGTAAGCGTGCTGAAGCCACAGTGGTTGCAGTCCTTCAAACAGCTTGTCGGTGCGAAGGGTTCGGTCGAGTCCCTTGGCCTGTGCAAGAGAAGGGGTGCGCTTGCCCTTCTCCCACCGTGCGATGGTGCCCTGACTCTCGTTGTTCGCTGCGGCTAGGTCCCGCTGGGTCATCCCCAGCGCTTCCCGGCAGGCAGCTATCTGCGCCCCTGCCCATGCTGGCAAGGAAGTTGAGGGCTCGGGTACCTCATCCTCTGCGGTCAAGATGCACTCCCTTGATTCCGATTTCAAGCGTCATCACGTTTCTACTGTCTGTGATGATGCCCACCGCGCAACCTTGGTGACACCGGATCAGCGAAAACGCTCGACACGAGGTGCACGAGGATGCCTAGAGACACGAAGCCCGAGTGGGTCGAGGGGTGCGACGCCTGCCGAGACCTTGAACAGGGTTGGCGGGACGCCGGAACCGACGAGTCGGCGCGTGCTGACGTCAGGATTCTGACCGCCCGACACAAGCACGCCGACCACAGGCAGCAGGTGACCACATGACGCCCCGCAAGGCCGCTCAGCCCCCCGCATACCGGCCGAGGCGCGGAGCAGCCGTCAGGGACGCTGCTACGGGCTTCGTGGGCCTCTTTCAGGCATTCGAGTCGAAGGCGGTTGACCAGCGGGGCGTACAGACAGCGTTCATCCGGCCCTTTGGGGGTGGCGTCGAGGTCGAGGCCGCTCCGGAGATGCTTCGGGAGCCGACGCAGGACGAGATCCTGAGCGCCAAGGTTGCGGCAGAGAACAAGCGCAGCCGGGAACGGTGGGGCTGATGAGCTGGCTTGAGACGGCGGACGGTCGCCAGCTCGACGCCGTTCATGGCAAGTGCGCGACGTGCGGAACCCTGCAACTCGCCCTCAGCATTTCGCTGTTCGGATCAAAGCGGGAACGTCGGCATGCCCTGGGCGACTTACGCGACCACATGCGCGACGTGGTCCACCTGGACGGGCCGCCCGCTACCCCCGACGACGATTTCGCCGGTCTTCTCTGGTGGCCCAAGGTTTGGCCCGTGCTGTTGCCGAGTGCCAAGCGGTTGGTTGCCTCATGATCCCCCCGGTCGGCCGGAGTCTCTGTCTGGTCGGCCGGGGCACCATCCCATTCCCAACTGAAGGGCGCGAAGGCATGTCCTGCCCAATCTGCGGCAAAGGAACACTGATCGGCCCCGATGGGCAGCGCTGGTGTCTGACGCACGGCCCGCTGTAACCCCATGATCGGCCCCGATCGTTGCGGTGCTCCCACGGCGCACGGTCGGGGCTCCAAAGACACCCGCCCCTTTCCGGGGCGGGCACCAAGATTCAGGAACCGACGGAAGGAGAACAGCAATGCTCCCGAACGTCCGCCCGCTCATCAGCGGTGCACCGATCATCCCTGTGCCCACGTTGGGGGACCCGTTCCGGCCCATCACCATGGGGACGTGCCCCGCCGGCGGAGACCACAACTGGGGCCAGTGGTCCGGCAAGACCCGATGCACCAAGTGTGGCCAGACGCAAGGCTGAAGTAGCAGTTCGGGAGGGAGCCCGCCGGGGTTCCCTCCCACCCTTCGGAACGGAGCGAAGTGGAACCACATATTGACTGGGACGACCTTCCGGCAGACGTCCGGGAAGCCGTCGAGAAGCAGACAGGCAGCGCCATCGTTTCTGCCGAGACCGTGCCCGATGGAATCACGTGTCGAACGGCGCTGATCCTCGAAACGGCCGATGGCGACCGTCTGTTCATGAAGGGCGTACCCGTCGCCGACTTCGACGGCATGGCGGGACAGATCACGGAAGCGGCCATTCGCGAATCCGTCCAAGCGGTAAGCCCGCCGATGCGCTGGGAAACGATCGCCTCCGACTGGCACGTGATCGCTTTCGAATTCGTGGACGGTCGGCACGCTGACCTCAGCCCCGGTTCGGCCGACATCGAAGCGGTAGCCGACGTGCTGCGACTCGCCCAAAGCTGCAACCTGCGCAACTATCGGGTTCAGCGCTGGACCGACCGCTACCGGAAGTACCTGCGAGCTGGCGACACCGATTGGTTGGCTGGTGCCACGCTGCTGCACACCGACACGAACCCGCACAACCTGATGATCACGGATACGCGTGCGTACCTGATTGATTGGGCCATGCCTGCAATCGGCCCGAAGTTCGTCGACTTCGCACAGACAGCCGTGCGACTGCAAGAGGCAGGCTGTAGCGGCGCTCAGGCACGGGCATGGCTTGCTCAGTTCCCCGAGTGGGTACACGCCCGGCAGGAAGCCCGTGAGCGGTTCGTGAAGGTCATCTGTCGGCACTGGTCGGCGACAGTCGGCCCAATTGACGCACAAACGTCGAATGAGCGCTTTTGGGCACTACTGAGTGAGGAATAGCGCACCCCAGAACGGCCCCGGCTGTCCGCTTCCCCCGTGGCGGATGGTCGGGGCTTCCTGCTGTCGGCGACGCCTGCCATGATCAGCACCACCAAACACGAAGGGGGAGCACGGTGCAGGTCATAGAGGCTCAGGGGCGCAACGGGAAGCTTCGGTTCAATGGGCGCTCGATCACGATCGTTCGCGAGGGGTTCCTAGCGCGCTCGCTGGTCGGCGGGGGAGAGCGCTCGATACCGGTAAGTGAGATCACGTCAGTTGATTGGAAGAAAGCCGGATTCGGGTTGGGGTTCATCCGCTTCACGTTCGCCGGTAGTCGAGAGACACGGGGACGTGTCGGAAGCCGTCCCACGGCCGCTCAGCGGGACGCAAACGCCGTTACCTTCGTCCGACGTCAGCAACCCGCCTTCGAAGCCATCAGAGCGGCCATAGAAGCCGCTCAGTAGGTCACACAAGCTGACCTATGCGGATGGACGGTTCGCAGCCTGCCGGTGCTGGCACGGCGAAGACAGCCCATCCCGCACCCCAGCGGCGCAGGTCGACGAAGTAGCCGAGTCGTTTCATGCGGGGGCCGAGTTCTAGCCACTCGGCTTCCGCGTCGGTCTTGCTCAGGCAGGGGGTAAGGCGGGCAACGGTCGGGCGGGGCTCTGACGTGCGGTTGTTCATGATCAGACCGTAGGGGGAGCCACTGACAACCGCACCCGAGTTTCCTGGTGGGGCACAGGCACACTGGTAGCGCTGGCCGCTCGTCTGCGATGATGGTTGTTGTCTTCAGGACGACGTTCTTCAAGAACCTCTGGGCGGACGGCGAGGGCCTGGCCTTCGTGCACGGTGACCACTCCCGCCCGACCGCCTACTTCTGGATCCACGCCACCCTGGCGCTGACCTCGCTGGTACTCGGGGTACTGGTCGGCTGGATCGGCCTCCGCGCCCTCCGCGCCCGCCGCGCCGAAGCCCCGCCGACGAACACCACAACGCCGGACCAGCGCCTCCCGGAACCCGCCGACCACTCCTGACCGGGGCTCAGCCGGCGAGGTCGTGGGCGGTGGCGGCGATCAGGGCGACTGAGTCGTCGGGGGAGAGGGCGGTGGCGGTGAGGAGGTCGTAGGTGCGCAGGGCGGCCTTGACGTCGGCCGGGTCGGCCAGGATCTGGCCCTGGCGGAAGCCGTCCACGTAGAGCACGTCCGGTCCCTCGTCCAGGGTCATCGCGGCGAACGGGCCGGCCGCACCGGCGTGGCCGCCGACCGAGTAGGGCACCACCTGGATCACCGTGCTCGGCGACTCGGCGGCGGCGACCAGCCGCTCCAGCTGCGCCCGCATCACCGCCCTGGAGCCGATGTGACGGCGCAGCACGTTCTCGTCCAGCACCAGCCAGAGCTCCGGTGGCGGCTGCCGGGTGAGGATCAGCTGCCGTTCCCGCAGGGCGGCCAGCAGCTCATCGGCGACCGCTCGCTCCGGCCGGGACGGCGCCAGTACCGCGCGGGCGTACTCCTCGGTCTGCAGCAGCCCGGGCACCACCTGCGCCTGGAACGAGCGGATCGTGGTGGCCGCCTGCTCCAGCTCCACCCAGGGCCGGAACCAGGCCGGGTAGGCGTATCTGACCACGAGCTTCCACAGCCGCTGGAAGTGGTCGCCGGTGCCGAACAGCTCGTCGCAGAGCACCGAGAGGTCGAAGGTGGGCAGCCGCTTGGTCGCCTCGACCTTGTTCAGCAGCGACGGTGACATGTGCGCCGCTCTGGCGAGCTCCGCCTGCGGCACCCCGGCCCGCTCCCGGGCCCGCCGCAGATCAGTCGCATAGAACGAGAGCACCGACCCGGTCGGGTCCAGCTCCGCCGCGTAGCCCACCAGCGCACCCCTCCACCTCGCCGCTTGTCCCGCAACGGTC